TCATGATCGAACGTGCGCACCGAGGCGCGATCCAACGCCATAGCCGCGTCTTCCATTGCGCGGTTCAGGACGGTGGACATTGGTCACTTCCCTCAGAAGTGCTTCACCAGCTTCAGGCCGTGGATCTGGTGCTTGAAGAACGGCGGAGCCGGCGCGACCGTGTCCCAATGGATGATCAGCCCAGCGGCTACTGCCTCGTCGAAGATGGCGAGGACTGGCTTCATGGCTTCGGCAACACGCGCCTTCAGCTCCGCCGCGATGTCGCCGTCGGACCTCGTCGGTATGAGGCGTGCGATCGGCTCGCGCACCTCTTCCTCAGACACCATCGATCAGTTCCCGGCGAGCCGCCGCTTCTTGTTCCGCAGCCTGCTCGACCTTTCCGTCAACGAACGCTGGCCGGGTTCTCTCGCCGATACGGCCGTCCCGCACGAGCGCTGGCCGCAATGCCGGTTCTGGCATCTGGGCGGGCGCGATCGGCGGACGGACCGCTGACGACAATCGACCGCGCTCGACGTTGTAGTGCTGCCCCAGCCGGTCGAGCTCCGCGCCAGTGGCGCTACCGAGGGCATCGCGCTTCTGGTCATTGCCGGCGATCGGCAGCATGCGGGCGCGGAATTCGTCGTCAGTCTCGACGCGGTGGTCGGCACCAGCCGCACCGCCGAGCTTATCCAGCGTCTCATCATGCGCGCGCTGCGCTGACCGGAGGCCGTCCTCGAATTTTGTTCTGGCATCCGGGGATTCACCGCCGGCGCATAGCTCGTGGAACAACCCGCCGACGTGAGCCGAGAACGCTTGATCGAGCGCCCACACTACCTGATTTCTGTTCATTGCAGCGTTCTCCTTTTTCAGACTTCGTCTGGAATCACGGGGCGTTCCCAGCAGCGGCAATTTGGAAGAGCGCCAGCGTGGCCGGTGAGGCCATCCAATGTCGGCGGCGAATCCCAGCGAACGAACTGCCCCTGCATTTTCTTGTGCGATGGCCTCACGTCCGAGTCGCGACTCGTTTCCCAGAAATAGCCAGGGCTGCCAATGTGCTCAGCCCGGGCCTGCACCAGCAGCGAGGATGTGCGCGCGACTTCGGTGCGCGCGATTAGGTTTGCCCGTGAGACCGTGATCTCGCCGGAGCGCAGGATCTCTTTCGCGATCTCGCCCGATCGGCTGGCGTTGGCGAGGCCCTCGATCGTGAGCTCGTGCACACGCCGGGCCGCCTCGATCGGCAGGCTCGTGATGAAGGCGACCTGTTCCGCAAGGAGCGCCAGGAACGTCTGACCCGTCGGCGCCGTGGCGATCTCGATCCGCAGGGCCAGCGACATGTCCGCGCTGGCTTTCTTCCACGCCTTCAGATCGCGGCGGCCGACATCCGCAACCATGGCTGCGGCCGCTGTCTCCGCCCATGGGCGGAGAACCTCCGAATATCCCGCTAGAGCCCTTTCCAGTGTTGGCAACGCGGCGGGGTCGCCGACCGGGAATCCCTTGATGATGTCACCGACATGTCGCGCGATCTTGCGCAGCTGGCGGCCGTACTGCAGCTCGGCGCGGCGGACATTGGCGAAGGCGCGGCGGTTGGGACGCGGCGGCGCTTCATCAAGCGCGCGCAGCATCACCTGGAGCGCCTGTTTCTGACGGCGGAGGCGGGTCCTCATCGGTTATGTCGAGAGATGCGTAGGGCATGTCCGGATCGGCCGCGACACGCTTCCGCGATTCCATCGGCGTGATCGCACCCGCCTCGATCAGCACTGCGTCGGTGTCCGCCTCGATTTTCTGCTTCTCAGCGACCGCCTTCTCGTCGAGCGACCACAGCGGCTCGTAGATGAACGAGATATCTGGATCGACCGCTCCGAACTCGGACAGTTGAACGAAGTCGATGACCCGCTTGAGATTCCCGGTAAAGAATGATTCCTGGTAGGCGTGGATCCAGTCGTAGAAGGCCCTGATCTCGCCCTCCGACGTCGCGTTCAATCCCGCGGGCTGGATGCCCAGGAGAATGACCAACGGGATGCCGCTGACCGACGCCATGTGCTCCTGCGACTGAGCCTGCAGGGTGTCCAGTGTTCCGAGCGGAACGGAGACGTTCTTGAAATCCTCGATGTTCTTATCGATCATCAGCAGCCCGCGGTTATTCCGCAGGTTGTTGAAGAGGTCGGCGCGGCTGAACAGGTCTTCGCCGCCGTTAGATAACATTAGCTTCTCGACGAGGTTCGTCCCGAGGACAAACACTGAGAACGAGCTGATGATGTCCGACACGGACTGCCGCGTCTTGATCCAGTTATCGACGTAGGGCTTGGCCATCTGCGAGAGCGACAGGCCACCGAACGAGTACGCCGGCTTCAGGATGTCGGGCACTTCGCGTCCGATGAAGGTCAACAAGCGCGAGGCGTGCAGTTCCTTCCCCTGCGCGAACCACATCGACGGCTTGTACCAGTCCGGCTTCAGCGGATCGTTCGAGTTATAGTTGGACGGGTAGCACCACACCGCCTCAACCGTCTTGAACCGCTTCAGGCTTCCCTTCGAGACTTTCGCCCGGCTGATGTCGTTCCGCCCGTCGCCGATCGGTGTCTTCAGCTCATCCCGATCGTCGGTGGTGCCGAGGTCGACATAGAGGTGGCTGCGACCAAAGAACCCGTCCTGCTCAGCGATCTTGCGGAACAGCTCCTGGACACCCAGACGCTTCAACGCGGTCTCGAGCGCCTTCAGCTTTTCGGTTTTGTCCTCCGTTCCCGATGACTGCAGCTTGATCCACTTCCGCGTCATCTCGGTCGCGATGCGCTCGCTGATCCGACGGTATTCGGGACGCTGCGCCAGCTCCGCCAGATAGGCATAGCCGAGAAAAGCAAGACCTTCCGAGAAGGCGCCGGCCCCGATCCCACCTGCCCAGGCAAGCGACGCACTGATCGCCTCATCCTGCGCCAACGCCGGCGAACCATCCGGCACGACGCCGGGTGGTGGGAGTGCGATCGTAAATGGATGCTGTCTCGCCGCCGTGCCCGGACGGACACGAGACCGAGCCAGAACAGTATCGGATATTGCCATCCGCACCGGCCGCCGCGGCTTCGGCGCCTCGCTGGATGGCGTAACCTTCCGCCTCGTACGCTTTTTGGCAATCACAGTCTGCGGCCGCCCATGTATGCCGGACGTTCCCTTGAGCGCGCCAGCACTTCGTCACTGATGATCATGGGCGGCCCCAGTTTACCAAGACGCCCGAACGCTCCCGACGAGGCGTCCACCTGATCTTTCAGCGCGCCCGATGGGAAATTGCAGAGCTCGTCGATGTAGGATTCGTTCCAGTCACCCTCGACGAGATAGACATTCCCCGCCTCGCATTGCACGGCAAACGGTTCGGCGCGGGTGTACTTGTCGCCGGTTTCCGGCTCGGCACGGACGACATAACCAGCCAGCATGGCGATCATGTCCTGCGCCTGAATCTTGCCGGCCTGGCCTGGATCCTGCGGCAGGCTGATCTCGACTACGCGCCCATCCACCTGGGCCGTCGCACTGATCAGCTTCCGGACCTCGTTACCTTCGTCCTGCGTTTTGACGACGTGCCCGACGATATACCGTCCGTCAGGCGTGCGTCCGAGCTTCACACCGGCGGTGCGGGCTGCAGTCTTCCGACGAGTGGCAGCCAGATCCCAATGCCTCACCCAGCGTGTGCCCGGCGGAGCCGATCTGACGATCCTGTCCGCAAACCAATGGTGTTTGAACAAGCCGCCCTCGCGTGACGTCGGTCGCTGCTGGTACTGGCCGGCATAGGCGTAGGCGGTCGTATCGCGCTTCAAATTCTCGATGGTCTCTCTCGGGAAACGCACGGGATCGAGCAGATCGCCATCTGCGGTGCGCGGATCACGGAAGCCGATCGCGGTTGAACACGCCCGATCCGCCTCGAACTCCATCGGCAGGCACAGATACGTGTACCCCATGTGAAGCTTCAGGATGATCCCGGAGACATCCTCCTCGTGCAGGCGCTGCATGATGACAATGATCGCCGAGCGCTCCTGGTCATTCAGCCGGTTAATGGCTCCTTCCCGAAACTTTCGCGTCGTCGCCAGCCGCTCGGCTGCACTTTCCGCGGTCTCGGTCGAATGCGGGTCGTCGATGATCAGGCGATCGCCGCGCTGCGACGTCAGCGACCCGAAGGCCACGCCCTCTCTGGTGCCAGTACGACTGTTGGCGAACGAGGTCTCGCCGGTCCGCGTCAACTCCACGTCCGGCCACAGCTTGCGATACCAGTCCGACAGGATGAGATCCCGGCACTTGCGCGTGTCGCGCTTGACCGGCCCATCATTGAAAGCCGTCACCAGGTAGCGCATCGAGCTGAGGCCCATCGGGCCCCACTCCCAAGCCTGCCAGAACACCGACACGAGCAGCGACTTTGCGGTGCCCGGCGGAACGTTGATCAGCAGCCGGTTGATCTGGCCGTCGGTCACCGCCTCGAGGTGGGCGCAAATCGCATCGATGTGCCAGTTGTGAACGTAAGGCTGCGTCGGCTCGAGGATGTGCCATGCTTCGCGGATGAAGCCGGCGAGAGTCCGACACCGCGCCCGGACCGCATCGAGCGACTGATCAGTGAACGACCGGCTCTTCTCCGCCCGTAGCCGCTTGAGCGCCGTCTCGATCGCCTCGTCCGTCGGCAAGCTTCTGGCGAATTCGCTTAAGCTCGAGGAGTTCATCTTCAGACAGAAGGCTCAGGTCGCCGTTGAAAATCTGATGATCGACCGAGGCAAGTTTCGGCGCGTAATATGGAGCGGCATCCTTGGCCCCGGCATATTGCTCGGCGAAAGTCACCTCGTGATCCCCGATCTTTTCGCCACGCGATACACGCAGCATGAACTCGTGGGGCAGTTCGCCGGACTGCCGCGCCAGCGCCATCACCTTGGCGGCCTTGCTCGGTCCCTTGCTCAGCGAGCCTTTCTTGCGACCGGCTCCAGGTCGGGCTCCGCCTCTCGGCATCTGAATTCCGTTTGATTGTTTTTTCAGTGCGGCCGAAGCCACAAATGAAACTGCCCCGCAGCTGGGTAGCTCGGGGCGCGCTAGGCTGCTCGTGCAAACTCACCGAAAGCCTCGGCGGCAGCCTTGACGTAGGCGGCATGCGCGGCCTCGGCCGTATCATGGCCGCCGAGCTTCCGTCGCTTCTGGTTGACTGTGATCGCGGCGTACCAGCGGCCGGAACGCTTGTCTTGCGTGATGCCCTTGAGACCGGAGGCGCTCTTGCGACTGACCTTCGTGTTGGCGCCGTTCTGCGAACGGGTTGCCTGGCGAAGATTGGTCCAGCGATTGTTGGCCTTGTCGAGATCGCGATGATCCAGCCTGATCGCTGGCCACGCACCGGTCATCCATAGCCACGCGAGCTGATGGGCCATATATTTCCGGCCGTCTAGGCCGACGTAAACATAGCCATACCGGGTCGGGCAGCCAGCAACGTCCCCGGCTCGACAGTTCGGACGAGACACGAGCCATTCGAAGACGCCGGTGGCCGGATCGTAGTGGAGCGCCGCTCGTAACCGTTCAGCGGTGAGCATGCTGACCCCACAAAAAAAAAGCGCCCGCAGGAGGGGTCCCGGCAGGCGCGCGAATCACAATATGGGATTTCTCCGCCATTCTGCGCAGACTGTCAAGAGCGCGTGCGCAATTGTGTGACCGCGGTTTCGACATATCGATTTTCGCCGACACTTAGCGCCCCTTGGCTTTGCGCTTGGTTGGTTCCGATGCGCTATACGATGCACTTTTGTCGCCTCCGGCGTGCGCAACGCGGCCGCGCTCCACCGTGGCTTTTCTGGCATCCGACATCACCGGACGAGCGCCTGGCGCCATCGAGCCGACGATAGTGCTGCGCTCACGGGCGGCCTCGTACCAAGCCGCGGCGAGCATAGTGAGAGCATCGACGAACCGGTCTTGGACCAATCCGAGGTGAGCACGAGACGCATCTCCGTAATGGCCTTTAGCCACCTCTTCGATCGAGCATCCATCGCCGATGATTTCGCGGATGACACGATAGTCGATGCTCCCCAGCAGACGCTCGGCCCGATTAAGCACGCCCGCTGCATCCTCGATCGCCTCGGGCAGGCCCCCAGTATGGGCGCCAGCACCGCCGCCAGTCTTGCCGGGATCGAGCGTCCCAGACATGCCGTAGGCCTGCACCAAATCGTAGGCGTCCCGGTACTCTTCGGCTGCGCGCCTTTGATTGCCTTTGATCTTGCCCTTGCCGACCAGCTTGGCCACCTCGTCGACGGGGCGAGCACGGTGAGCCACAATCTTCGCGGCTTTTTTCTTTTTCTTGGACTTCGGCTGCCTTGCCTTCTCTGCCTCAGAGATGGCTTGAATCCTGGCTACCGACCTATCGGCAGCACCGAGATACTTCGCCGCGTTCGCCGCCCTTACCTTTGCTTCATGCCGCCGCCGACGTAGCCGACGAACTGCCTCAGCGTGTCTGCGGCGCCGGCGTCGTTCTATCCGTTCGGCCTTGCGCTTCGCCTTTTCGCCCTTTGAGCTCCAGCCCGGCGGCTTCTTCGGGCGAGTTTGTTTTGCCTCGCTGGCTGAAGGCTCCGTCGCGGTCAAGATTCGACCTCGTCGGCTCGTCGCGCCGTCAGGCGCGCGGCGTTCTGGATCGCCTCGGAGGAGCGTAAAAATCTCGAATTGAAAGGGGGTGGTGACTCTAGGTCACCCCCTCTCATAGAGAGAGTATACGCGCGCGCGAGGCCGCGTTGCATCCGTCCCATTTGTTGCGTCATGCTATGTCAACACCGCAGGTTCCTTGGCGTTCGCGTTGCATCGGAACCGTTGCGGCCGAATGGCCCGCGCATCCGTTGCAAGGCCGTTGCATGGGGTGATGCAACGCTCATGTGCTTGGGTCCCGCGCCACCCAGACGTAGGGTTGGTCGCGTCCGATCACGCCCTTGGCGAGGAGGGCCTCACCGACGCGCTTGAAGGCGGACCGGAAGGTGCTTTCGTTCGGCGGCTCGTCAAATCCGCGTCGCAGAAATTCGCGCTTCCAATGTTCGACCCGCACAAGCCTCATCCCGTAGGGGAGTTGCAGCGTTTGTGGCGCCGGTTCCCCGTGGTCGATGAGAGCTTCGCGGAGCGCCTGGAGGGCGATCCTCTGCTGATCGGATAGGCCTGGCCCCTTGCCGGACCGTTCCATCCCTGCCTGGGCGGGGACAACCACGCATGACGTGATTGGCTTGCCGTCGTCGCGGGCTCCGATGGTAACGGTTTGCAGCTTGAAGCCGATGCTGAAGCCGTCCTCGCCGTCCTTCATCTTGTCGATGCGGGCGGTTCTGTTCTTGAACTCGTCGCAGGAAACCTCGATCGCGTTGTCG